AAGTTGAGCGGGATAAAACCCTGTAAAAGTATCTAACTTTTCGCCATGAACCCATGCATCACTAATGAGTGGCCTCTCCCCAAAACCATGTTTTTGATACCAATCTTGATATTTTGTATAGTATGCATTTGATATTTCTACACCGATAGAAGGCCGGTTTGTTCTGCTAGATCCGGCATGCCATGCTGCATGCTGAAGATCCATTGTTTGGTAGATTGTACCATCGTTGTCAATTAGGAAGTGGACGGAGGCTCCTCTACGATTGAGCACATTTTGACAAGATTTAGAGTTTAAACAGACATCCCAATGATTTACAAAATACCTAATGCTCCTCTTGGGCCTACCAGAATAGTCGTAATAGTTGCCATAGGGTGTCTCAATCCCACCTTTCTCTGACCATAAAACAAACTTGTCCCACTCAATAGGGAAAAATTCACCATTGTAAACGATGTAGTTGGAGAAGTGCTTATTGCCCGGCTTGTAATCGTCGATCTCGGACTGTCGTTCAGTCCACAGTCTTCTGAATGTTGTTGGCCCACATAGACCATCCGCACTTATGCCTCTTGACCGTTGCCATTTTTTTACCGCTCTGACTAATTTATCGTCAAAGTATTTCTCTCCAAACCAAGAAGGTTCCCACCCAAGCTTCTTGGCAGAAGCTTCGTTGTAGAAATTTTTATCCATTACATATTACTTTATTTTATTCAGTAATTCCTATAACATAGTTGTCTAAAATTACATCATAATTAGTACTGCCAATAGTTATTTGCTCCACCATTGAGCGATCAACGATGATTTTATTGTTTTGACATAAATCAAATCTAACATCATCAGCGGCTCTGAGCACCGTGACTTCAGAATATCTTTGTTCTTCAGGTTTGTAATCTTCTGGCAAAAGAACAACAGAACTTGTATCTGCTGGCTTGGGTGGCATTTTAATTAATATGTATCTGTTGACGGGATTAAACATCTCCTATCTCCTTGTGAATTAGTTTTTGTTGTGTAAAATATTCTTCTTTTGTTAAAAAGACATCTTTTCGCTTACCGCACCTTTTGCATACCACGGTTAAGTGAACATTTTCGCCTAACATGGTTCGCACATTACCTATTGGCCTGTAATAGCAACATGTATCCAAAGCTCCACATTTATCTCTCAAAGCAGCTTTTTCTACTAAGTGATTAAAGTTCATCATTACCTCATCAAATTTCGCATGACTCACCGTCACAATATTTTGTGCCCACACCCGCCACATCGGTTTTTATTCTTTGAATTGGGGTGATTTCTGCCGACATTTCTTTATATTGCTCCTCGGTGATGGGCTCATATGGGGCTTGCTCATAGCCGGTGTCTTGGTATTTCAGAAAAGAAACAGCTTTTAATCTTGTTTCATACATCTCAAGTGCACTTTTTAATTGTTCTGATTCCTCTTCTCTAAAAGTAACCGTAACGGATACAGCATTATCAGCCCAATAGTTTTGATATTGTGCCGCAATCTCTAACTGTTCCCACATACTAACATCTTTTTTGCCTTTTGTAAAGAATTCTTCATGGATCGGAAACTCAACAACAGTGGTGTTGGGCGAGTATTTGTCTTTCTCAGTTCTGTAACCAGCTTCCTGTAGCTGTGGTACGATTGGAGAAGAGTTGGAAAATCTAATACGACGAATATAAAATTCACTTTCTGGAAAATGAATACCGGGGGTTGAGCCATTAAGAAGGGAAACAGTACCAGATGGTTTTATGGATGTCATCTTAATAGATCTAGGAACACACAGCCAATTGGAATATTCCGTATCTAATTCGCGAACATAGTCGTATGCATCGTCACACCATTCCATCATTGAGCGGCGGCCGTGCTTATTGAAAGCTTGTACAATTCCTGATTGAGACAGGCCGATTCGACGGTTCTTAAGCATCTTAGCATTTGTTTCAGGCCAATGGGTGTTAACAAGGGTGACAGTTTTGCCATAAAGATAAGCACACTTAAGTGTTTTTACATAATCTTCATAGTCTTCATGCTTTGCAGGAAAGGTTTCAACGAGACAACACATTTCAGCATTGTGAAGACTTTGCTCAACACAAGGATTAAAGCCCATGACCTCTGCATCATCATAATTCACTCCGTCTTTCATCCGGCCAAATGCACGGGCATTCTCAAGCCAAATATAACCCGGCTCACCATTGTTTTGTGACTGTTCGGCATGCCATTCATAATCCATTCCAACTTCAGCATTAAATGAGTTGTTGGAGCCCCACCGGTGGTGATACAGTTTTTCTTGATCGTTTTTCATTTCGAGATAACGAATGTCGTCATGTTCACCAATGGCAAGGGCAGCAGAACGACGAACATTACCAGCTACGACACAGCGACCAATTAAGTTTTCTGTATCCACAATGTCCACGGAGGATATGGGCTCACCGATCTTGTTAGAGTATAGATCTGTTAGATTCTCATGAAGTTCAATAAGTGGCCCTGCCCCGGATGAGGTGCCACCAAAACCAAAAATTGGGGCACCCTCTGGTCTAATATTGGTGTAATCAAACTTCGGGACATTAGCACCATGAAAAAACCCATCGAGCAGAATATGAACGGAGTTGACCCAGCCCTCGCGAGAATCATCAATGACATGTGTGTCGTTGGTGTAAGTCGGCTCTTTAATCGTGACGGATCCAGCACCCTTAGTGTCAAATCCTACACCAACACCAACCATCAAAGCATCCATAATCCAAGAAAAAATATAGCCGCCTTTTCGATCAATATCTTGAGTAGAACGGAATGCACAATTAAACAAAGCAGCACCTGTTCGCTCCTCAACAAATTTAGTACCCATCATCCATAAGCCGCGGCCGGGAGGTGTCCACTTCAAATTAAAGAGGCGATCAAAAGCATCCTTTGCAGTTTTCTGGGCTTTGTTATCATTCCACTCAAGGCCAAGACCCACAACATGCTCCTTCTGAATATTGAACATGCCCTCAATAACACGGCGGCATGTTTGCCACCATTCTTCTGTACCAGTGGCATCTGGCTCTACTTCACTGAGCCTTCGGGCATAAGTTCTTTTAAAAGTTACATAACCAAGCGGGCCCCAAGGTACCTCCGCGGTTTTGTATGGTTCCACGAAGGAATCGGACAATCTGAATTTTCTGATGGTGCTTAAAGTTCTCATTATTTATTTTTCCTTTTTAGTTTTCTGAATTTAGCATATTTGTCTTGTAAAACTTCTCTCTGTTCTTTCGGAGTTAAAGAAGTTGGATTACTCGCCACAGGAGGCTGTTGTCCTGTATTAGTTGGTATGATTGTATTAGACTTAGGTAACACCCTAATTTTTACATTAGAAGTGTCCATAAAGATATTATATATCATCCCATCGGGTCCGTTACGATTTTTTGCAATAAAAATCTTACCAGTATTATTTTGTTTGTCCTCAACGGTGCGGGACACGGACATAATAAAATCCGCCACAAAGCATTTATTGAATGCTTCGGAAATCTGCTCCATTGTAATGACTTCAGCATTTAAACCAGAACGGTTAGTTTGTGAAGCAGTCCAAATGGGACACTCAAATTCTGTAGATAAAGCTCTCAGTTCCTCATATATTGACTCAAGTTCAGCTCTTTTTTCTTTTCTAATGACTACAGGCTTAAGCAAATCAGCATAATCAACAATAATCATGCCGGGCACGGTGCCCCTCTTTTTAAGCTTTGTAAGGTGTGATCGAATGCTGTTTGTTGAGGCTGATTTTGTCGGATACTCTTTTACTATAAGTCTCCCCTCAATATCTTTAACAGATTCGTAAATCTCTTCTTTGAATGACAGGAGATTAGAGAGTGGGAAACCAGTAATACAACTGTCATATCTAGAGGCAACTACAGTGTCTTGAAGTTCAAGAGTGTAATGCACAACAGTCTTGCCCTCCAATATCGCTTGGGCTCCTAAATGCACCAACACCATTGATTTACCGGCACCCGTAGGAGCCACCACAACACCCAATTCTTGGCGGCCGAGACCACCGCCACATATCTTATCAATATCGTCCCAACCGGTTGTTACTGGCTTTCTGAAGCGGGGCTTGTATCTCTCTTCAAAGTCAGCAAGATAGTCATGACCAAAATTATTTTCGGAACCCAATACTAGTGAATCATTTATAATCTTAGATATTTCATCGAAGGAGCAGGACTGAAGCAAGCCGACAGACTTCATCATTGCTTCTTTCAGATTTTGTTTTCTGCAGAAGTCCAGTGAAGTTTCCTTAACATAGTCGGCATCACCATCAATATCTTTTGTCAGAATCTTGGTAAAATATTCTTTTACCTGTAATCTAACAATCTCATCTTCGTCTTCTAGCTCAGTGTTCAGGATTGATGCAACAGCATTAGCAGATGGGTGTGAGCCGTACTTGTCGCGATAACTAACTATTTTTCGTGAAAATACCCGCAGGTATTCCAGTTCCAAAAAATTTAGATCCAGCACCTCAGTAATCTGATCCGCAAACGGTCGATCTTGGTAAATCAGTTGAACTAGGTTTTCTTGAAATGATTTACCATAGTCTGCGAAATTAGGCTTACTTTGCAAAGTTGCTCCCGTGAGTTAATAAGTATAACTGAGTTTTCTGTAAAGTCAACTTAGAAACAATCAATTTTAATTCGATTCATATTTGTTTTTAAGTCTTCCCAATTTAATTCACCGAATCCATCTTCCATCATTTTTCGATAGATTTCTAACTGGTTGAAATTGCATTCAAAGTTCTCTATTGCATTGTCAACAAACTTCTTAGATTGAATCGAGAGTTGAGGAGAATAAAGTTGCATCATTTTGTAATTATGTTCGATCACTTGACGACCGTCAATAATATTTGTGAAGAATTTTAACTTACTATCTGCATTTTCACAGAATAAGATTACATCATCAATTGTATAATCTTTCTCGGATGCTAAAAACGATAATCTCTTCTTAACAGAAACCACACCCGCACCCTTGATGCCGGGCAGGTTATCTGATGAATCGCCAATAATAGAACGAGCCAAAGCCATATTAGAAGGGTGCACACCAAATGTTTCAATTACTCTTTTGGTATTCATAACCTCATCAACTGTTGGGCGATACAGAATAGTGTCTTCGTCACAAAGCTGCAGGAAATCCTTATCGTTTGAAATGATAACCTTTTGCCAGTCATCATAATGACTCATTCTAGTAACATATGCTATTACATCATCAGCCTCAACTTCTGGAATCATTATCTGAACAATCGGCAACTGGTTAA